GCTCCTGATGCATCCATTCCTTAGCCACGCTGGCTGGAATCTCATACTGGAGCTGCCCCAAGCCTTTAACGCTACGGGTGCGTTGATTGCCTTTAGCAATTTCTTGCTGTTCTGCGCGAGCTCTTGCCTCTCTCTGCTCGTAGCTGGAGTAATGGCGTCGTGCTCGTTTCGATGCTATTTCTTCTAAGACTTGATCCATAAAGTGATTGGTGGGGGCCTGCGAATGCCCCCACCTTTCCAGGGAACCTCCACAACCCAGGGCAGGGCTGTTTTGGTAATTTATGCCAACTCTTTTGAGTCGAACATCTGAAGGAAGAGAACCAGCTTGCCTGTGTTAAGCGTGCTGATGTCTTTTCCTGTAGTTGCTGTGAATGCAATGTCGATTGTATCGGCTACTGTGTAGACGTAGTAATCACTCAAAGCGCCAGCCTTGTAATCAACCTCTGTGCCGTCGACGCATACTTGCGTTGAGGTCAGGAATCGATTAGTAGACCCGCCATCCCCCACAATGTAGGTGAGAGACGTTAGCGTTGCATCAGAGCTATCGAAGTCTGACACAAGGCGATGAAACGCCTTTCCAACCGCCATGCCAGCAGGAACGCTAAGCGTAAAGCTCTGCGTATTGCCCGTTGCCGTGAAGTCGTTGTGATCGATTACAACCTGATGCGTGAAGCCAGTTTTTGCCTGGGCTTCGTATCCTAGTTTGCTTGGTTTAAATGCCATGATTCAGTTGCTCCTTGATTATGTTAGGCTGCTGTTGAACTGCCCCAATCCAATCGGGTTAAGCACGCGCAGAGCGCAACGAGCCTCAATGTAAGCACGCTCACCACCACCAAGATCAGGAAGGGACTTGACGGTTGGGTTCTTTTGGGAAGCCAACTCAATCTTGCTCATATCAAGCAGGTAGCCGCGACCTTTGTCAGGTGCAAAGGTAGCCGCTGAAGGATTGCCTCCAATAAAGTTGGAGCTGATCACCTCAATAGTTCCGTAATCGCCATGATATACGCTGACAGTGTTGTCCACTCGGGTTCCAGAGCCATCGTAGTTAAATGACCGGCTAGATTTGGGTGTGTTAGTGCTAGCGAACTGTTCAAAGCGGGTCATGTCGGTTACTTGCCGACGAAGATCTGAGCCAGCAATAAGCGCGTAAGAACCAGACATTCCAGTTTGATCGTAGATTGCTTGCAGGATCGACTGAAAGTCATCCTCTGTAATACTCCCTACCGCAGAAGTTACAATCTGAGCCGCCGACGGTCGGTAGGCTTCAGGAACCTCAAGCGATGTTTGGCCCGCAATATTAGTGGTATCCCGAACCCAGATACCAAGAGCTCGCCCTAGATAAGGATTCTCTGCCCCATCATCAAGCTGGTGCTCTTGATCAGAAAGGCATGTCATTTCAATGTCTCGGCCAATCTCTTCCAATTTCTTGGCGATTGCTTCCGACATTTCCCCACCTTTCAAGCCAGCCACGTTGGAGACTTCCTGAGACAAGGGCGACACCTTTGCTGTGCGTCTATGGCTCTGCAAGTAGGTGGAGAGCTTGGCGCGGTTTTCTGCGTGATTCTCAAATGTCGAAACATCAGTTCCGTCTACAACACCGCCAAATTGCGGAGTGTCGTATGCGTCAACGGTCCACTGCATCAACGTGTTGAAGGGCGTTCGGCCCTTCTTGATTCGGGATGTAAAGGGAGTCTGCTTCTCGTCTGTGCGTGTGATCAGATCAAGCACATCCTCGCGCTTGTGAATCTGATTTCGTTCTAGTAGTCCAGATGCCATCTTATTTTATATTCCTAAACTGAGGCTGGTTATGATTCTCCCATTGAGGCCATTACGAGGTCAGCTAGTGCTGCTCGGCCTCCTCCCGACCTAATCCGCTTGGCGGCTGCGTCTGCCTTGTCCTTGTTGTTGGATGGCTTCGGCTTAGCGCCTACGGGCTTGCCTGGTTGCGGGGTGGGTTGCGGTTTGGGCTTTGGCGTTACCTGCTTGCTAGCAGCCACCTTTTCCTGGTGAGCGCCAACAACCATTCTTGCAAGCATCAGTTTCACCATCGGGATCTCTGAAAGCCGCTTGTCGCCAAACTTCTTCAAGACATCTCCGATAACTGCTTGCCCTGGAGAACTGCTATCAGCCATCCACGGGTAAATCACTTGCGCTTGCTGGTCCCACTGCTGGGTGAGCTCTACCCGCTTCTTTGCGCTGGGTAGTAATGCTGACCTAGCTTCTGCCGCACTCAGCTCTAAATCTTCTAGAAACTGCTCAGGCTCTGCGACATCTCCAAACTTCTTTTGGATGGCCTCAGATGCCTTATCAGGATCCCTTTGAAAGACTTTTTGCTGCTTTCTAGCCCACAACTCAACATCCCTTGACTCTTGCTCTAGTCGTTCCAGCTCAGAAATAGATGTAACTTCTCTAATCCTGGCCTCAAAAGCATCAGGCTTGGGGTCGGGTTTGGCTTGAAGTCGATTTTCAAGTTCTGCAAGGCGTTGCTCCTGTGAAAGGAGCTTATCGCTAAGCTCTGACTTTTGCGCCGTCAGCTTATCGATGCGCTTCTGCATTCCTGTAGTTTCAGGCTTCGGTTGCTCTGGCTCAGTTTCAGAAGCTTCCTCTTCCTGTTCGGCCTCCTGCTCTTCAGCTGGATCCGCTTCAACTTCTTCCTCCTCCGTCACTGGCTCAGCCTCAGGAGGTGTTTCACTGGTTAAAAGTTCAGCCAGTGAAATGGAATCCATTACTTCTTCCTCTGCCGTGGGTTCCTCGGCAGTCGTAGTCGGTTCGGTTGGCATGTGGTTTTACGTCTCACAAGTAGACAGACAATGTGCTTTAAGGGGCACATAGAACCCTTATTTTTACCCTGGTAGAAATACTTTAGTGTATAGACACCCAGGTTGTCAACCTAGGCTGGAACGTCCTGCTCTAATGGCTCCTCGTAAAGCCCCTTCATCATTTCGCTAACTTCAAGGATTACAGCAAGCCTTCCGCCTTGAAACTGCCTTTGATCAGGGGATAGATTCCCGTCAGACGCTCCATAAGCTTCAGATTCCTTGTAAGCTTCAATAATCTTCGTCAGCCCCGAACGCAGTGGATGGCTTTCGGGCATCACAAAGGATCTCCGCTCCTCATCCTTCAGCTCACAGCTACGCATCAGATTGAACCCCTAGCCTTCCGGTTACTGCGTTTTGTTGCTGCATAATCGACATGTTTAAGTTTTGCATATACTTCTGCACTAGCTCAACAAACAGCTCGTCACTTTTCATTAGCTCCATGTATTTCGGGTTGCTGCCTATGATCTGGTTAACGAACTGGGCACGCATCTGGGCAGATGGATCATTTTCCCTAAGTTCCGGCTGATTTCCTAACGCCATCATTGCAACCGTGTTGTTCTCCTCGGAAAACATCTTCTGCGCTGCCTGCTGGTCGTCCATTAAGAACTGTTCTGGGAATGTTGGGTTAATCATGCGAAGCTGAGCCTCAATAAGCTTCCGCCTATCAATCTGTCCAGCTGAGTCATTCGGCAGCACAATCTCACTAATAGCCTTGAGCTGGTTCTGCGTGTATTCGCTATCCATCTCGCGGATGTCAAAGCTTAGCCGGAAGTTGTATTTCTTGTTGTCGTCTGGGATAGGAAGCCCTGTTCCCGTAACCTCCCCAAACTCCTTGTCATCTCCGAACTTCTGAACCAGCTCCCAGATATTGTTCAGGATTGTGCCCTTAAAGCGCAGCCAGCGGTTAACGTGGTCCTGGTTCTTGATCTGAGCTATGGTTGGATCGATCAACGGATTAGCAACTCCAAAATACTCGTCAGCACGCAATTTGATGCTGTCAATGTTCTTGAGCGCAATGTCAGGCCCCTTCTTTGGCGGCTCCATCCAGGCTATGTCCCCAGGCTTCTGCTCTGACAACTGTTTCCCTGGCCCTATGGAAATCCGGTTGCCGTACCTAAGTGGGACTTTTAATGGGGGCAAAGTCTCAAGGTTGGATCTGTCAAACAGCATATCAACCTGGCCCTTAACCTCAGTTTGCCAAGTGCCCGCAATGTCAGGAATCCCCCTGCTTTCAATGATTTCTCTAGTCGTCCGCTCGCGGGTGAAAACTTCGATTGGGATGCGCCCGCCAGCCTCCTTAACCAAGGTATGACTAGCGAATGCATCCTCGCCGTTCTCTCCAGCAGTGTAATTTGGGCTAAACACTGTGAGATAAACGCCAGGACGTCCATATTCATCAACGCGCCTTGAGTAGGCATAGACAACCTCAACCATATTCTGGGAATCGTTAGCTGAGTCTGTCACTCTCTGCACAGGGCTGACACCCCTGTCCCAGTGATGCTGATATGTGCCAGAGGTGGCTTTAACCTTCTCTACCCACTCCTCATCCCACTCCTCCGAAGTCGCCTTGTCCTCCAGTTCTGCGATTGTAAATGAATCCCTCCTGAAAACAGCTCTAGCCCGATGGATTTCCCTTGTTTCAGGAGGGAAAAGGAGCTCGTAAAACGGCTTAAGTGTTACGATTTCCGGGTAATCACAAACGATTTCCGGCATTTCAATTACGGTTTTCCCGTTAGTACGAAGCTCCTTAAACTTCTTCTTGATATCTGACGTCTTAAACTGCGGATTTGTCGCCGTAAAGATATCTGCCAGCATGTCTGAATCCTTACCGAAAACGCCCTTAATGCTTTCAATGTTCTCAACGCCCAACGTCTTGCCGAGCGACTCCAGCGTCAGCTCTTTTGGTGTCATTTGCTGAGATCTTTTCCAGATCGTATGGATGCCTGCCCAGCCGTAATGGCCTGCGTATTGCTTGGCTAGCTCAAGCTCGTCATCCCAGCTGGGGGACATAAGCGTTCCCACTAGCCAACTCATGTAGAGCTGCACAGCAGAAGCGTTTTCGATGTCTTGGAATTCGGTAGGGTTTACGTTAAGCGCTGCCCTGCTATCAGCACCGTTCAAGGTGGCGACGTAGTGGTTTACGTAATGGTCCGTAAACAGAATCCTACTGTCAGAGGCACCCTCCCAAGGATGCACCTGCCTGCCGTAGTTTTCAGCGTGCTTGCGTCCGTCAGTGCTCTGGCCGTCCCAGTAAGCATAGCGGAATTCGTCAGCCTCGCGGATACGATTATTTACGCGCCTGTCAGAGAAAGACCTGGTTAGATCTTTGGAAAGCTCGCTGATGTTCGGGTCTGTTGACTCTAGTAGTTGATCCTCTATCACTGGGGCTAGTAGTAGCCCCCGCCCTGATCGAAAGATTGCCCTGGAGAGACATGGATAGGATCCATGCTGATTAAGTAACGTAATGCATCAACTGGATCTTTGCAAGCCCCCTTGTCCTTGTCTTCATTTGTCCACTCCCTAAGGGCGTAAATAAGGTTGCCGCAATCCTCGCTGATATACAGCTTAGGCTCGTTAACCCCAGAAACCGGCTCATCCATATTGTAGCTGAGCAGGTTATTAACAGCTTGGACCCCCTCATCAATCTCAGTCTGGGCTGCGGGAGTGAAAACCATGCCAGCCTCTTTAAGGGTTCCGTCCGTTGCCATCTCATCCTTTGACAAGTGATCGACAAGTGAGTAGTTGCCTTGGCTGGCAGACAAGATGGGGGCTCTGCCAGCTCTTGGATCAATGTATCTAACAAGGGGCTCCCGTTCCCCTTTTTCCAGATCTCTAATCAGAGTCCTGTATTGTGTTAGATTTCTCCCGCAATCTGCTTTTTGAGCTGAACCAGGAGAGCCGTCAGCCTTGCTGCTTGGTACTGCCCACTCCCCGTAGCGGGCAAGGTTGGGCCACTCCCTGTAAGCAAAGACTCTCCCCATGTCGTCGACACGCACCCACACCATAAACCAGTTGCGATCCCCGCCAGTCGGGTCGACGCACATATAGTTTGTTCCTTGCTTAGGTATCTGGTCACGCTTGACAATGTGAACGTCTGAAAATCTGGGGAATTTACCTATTATTGGGTTCTTGACGTAACCGTAGGCCCTGATTTCTTTTTCGGTTGAAGTTTTTCCGTTTAGAGCTGTCTTCTTGAAGTGATCCCAGGGAATGTAGGGGTTATGCTCTGAAAAAAACCAAATAATTGCATCACCTGTGCGAGTCCTGCCCACAAAAGGCATCCTGCCTGAAGGCATTACCGACTTGTCGCAGGGGAGCCACTTAGTGACAACGTGGCCCGCCATAGCATCCTTAACTGTGGGCGTGTAACCTTCAATAGGGGTAAACGATATAACCATTTTCCCCCGCCTGTCGATGAGTCGGTATTTCATGGTCTGAACCCATGTAAACGGGACAAGCTCATCGGCCCAAAACAGATCAAGATTGGATCCCTCTAGGGTTTTAACGTCTTGCGTGTAGTTTTTAAACCTGCAAGAAGATCCGTTCGGGCCAATAAACGAGCTATTAGAGAACCCATTCTTGGGAGTGAACGCAATATTGTTAACCTGCCGAACCCCTCTGCGCTGCCTAGCCCACTCTTTAGGGATGTATTTGTGAATAGCCGCTTGCTGCACCTGGATACTGCTCTCTCCAGATAAGCCGCCAACCCATGCCGCATAATTCGGAATGCTGGCCATTTTTTGCATTAGCCGCTTAGCCATATATTCAGTTTTGCCAGAATTATGGTGAACCGCTCCACATGCCCAGTAATTGTCATAGAATGGAACCCTAAAATCCCACACAGGACCAACACCCTTCTCTTTGATTTCTATTACCTCCTGGTGTATAGTCACCTTAGATGGCAAGGAACATTGATTATCCAGTTGAACAGGTTCGGCAGTGGATCGCTGAGGGCTTAACCCAAGAAGAGATAGCTCGCAGGCTTCAAAAGACTGTCGATCACCGAATAACTCCAAAACTGATTTATAAGCTTTGTAAAAAGCACGGGATTCAGTGTCAAAGAACGGGACCCCGGAGCGGGCCAGGTCACCCCAATTGGAAAGGGGGGCGGATTCGAAACCGCAGTGGCTACATCGAAGTATATTGCCCCGACCACCCTGTAGTTGCTCAACGCAATCTAAAAGCAAAACAGAATGCTTCCGGCTACTGCCACCCAGATAACTACTACGAAGAGCATCGGTTAGTAGCGGAAAAGCAGCTTGGGCGTGTTCTGTTCCCAAATGAAGTTGTCCACCACATTGACGGCAACAAGGAAAATAATCAGCCTGAAAACCTGGAAGTATTTCAGGACAATTCAGAGCACCTTGGGCAAACTTTGAGGGGGAAAGTGCCCCGCTGGTCGAAGGCAGGAAAAGCTGCGATCCTCGCCGGAGTTGAGAGAGTGGCACGTACTCGCCGAAAGATGAAAGAACACGGTGTTCCGCTGTCGCTTCAAACGAAGATCCGTCCGATAGACGAACTTCTAAAAACCGGTCACACCCCTTCACAAACGGCTGCCCTGCTAAAGCTGGCACCAAGCCCAGCCCATTCCAAGCCAGAACAACATGCTGCCCAGCAATCCGGCTAACAGGAACTGATTTACCTGTTAAAGGATTGTAGATAGGAGTATCCCCTTCGATGCACCTGTTCCCACCGAATAGATATATGGTGGTGATCTCCGGGTCATCAAGCAGAGTATCCATTTCTTTCCAGTGCTGGAAATGACCGCCTGAATTGTGATGATCGAAGCCATAATTGAATGGATCCGCCTTTTCAGCAGCAATCAGAGATTCTCTTCGCTTCCACAAGGCAAAGGCGGATTCGACGCCCATTGCCCGCACTTGCTCTGCATCTGGCAGTTTAAGTATTGGGTGCTTAGTCCACTGGATGGCCATTAATACTTAAACTTTTTGCGCGGTTGCCCCTTAATCACCAACCAGTCACCTTCCCTTACAACAGGAACCTCCATCTGCATGGTAAACGCCCTCGCATCCCGGCACCTAGCATTCCCCATGTCGGTCAGGATGACATGGTTGTTGGGGTAAAACCCTCTAATCTTAGTTGTAATAGGGTATTCCTCCCGAGGGATGTCTGGCACATCTTCAGCCAGCAATGGCCCCGGCTTGCTGATGTAGGGCTTTAGGAAAGTATCACCCTTAACGAAGTTCTTCCACTTAACAGTAACCCGATGGTTCCACTCCTGGCTGGTTGCATCCCTGATTAGCTCTAAGTATGTGTCGTTCTGTTTCCTGGTTAAGGGGGAGAACAGCACAACAACCCTCTTGTTACATGTCTCAACCTTGCACTTTAGCAGGTTATCATGTGCTGTCAGGTTTGCCGTTCGGATAGCAGCAAGAATCTGCTCCCAATTTCTCACCGTTTGGTCGTCTTTAGGTTCTCTCCCCATTACAATCCTTTCGATTCTATCACCAGGTGACTATACACCTAATCTAAAACAATTCCATAGGATTCAGTAAAATTCTGCTTAGCGTAGTCTTTTGACACCCAAACGTATCCGCCGTTGCCCCATCCAGTCCCCCAGGAATTCTTGACGAGGAAGTTGCCGTCTTTGTCGTAGCCAATCACCGCAACAGCGTGCCCGCCGTAAGGGTGCTGGTTATTGCTTGCCTGCAAAACCCCAGTCCTTCTATTGGCCAGCATGAACTGCTCATCAACAAGGAATCTTGTGACGATAGGCCCCTTGTTCGCTAGCCACCACTTGTAGCCCTCCATGTTGTAGCCCTTGCCCCAAGGAGACACCGCGTAGTAGGACTTAATCTTGTAGTTCTCGCACAACTTGTTGAACACAGATTCCGGCGTCATGCTGCCCTCGGAGTCCATCGGAACTTCCCGGTCTGTTGGGCACCCGTGCTTGCGGGCCACATCCAGAGCCGTTTTGATGTAGGTTCCCGCTGTGTTCAGCATAGTCGTTGGCCAGTAGGTCCACTCATCCATCTCCTTCGCTGCCTGCCACAAGTAACGACGCGACGGTGAGTAACGCTGATGCCTGTTACGCATCTTACCGGCCTTGTATAGATGCCACTCAAGGACGGTGCCAACGGCTTGCCCGACGCAAGAACCTGTGCGCCCCTGGTTTTCTGGTGTCGTCCAGAAACGACCCAAGCCCTTGCGGAGATCCACGGATTCAGGCAGGTGTGAGCCGCCTTGTGACGCCCCAGCTAGCTGGTCCCATGTCCAGTCCTTGCCCTGTTCTCTGGACTCGCCAGCGTTGAGGATTACGTCAGGCGCGCCCCGGCGCTTGATTACTGATACTTCTGTTGGATTTGTTGGTTCACTCATATTTCTTTGCTCTCTGTAGATTGCTTCTCGTTCTCGGTCTAGTGCTGCTGATTCTTGGGGTGTTGGGGCTTGGTTCATCTCTAAACGCTCCTGCTCCCGCTCCAGCTCCCGCCCCTGC